CTAAGACCACATCAAACTCCATCGTTGAGAAGTTGTCCAAAAATTTGCTGATAATCTGATTAACCTGCATTTGTTCTTCAGGTTCAACCGATTCAAATTCAGCTCCAATAATTCTTTGTATCTTATCAACAGAATAATACTGTTGCATATTAGACACTGCCATTTCTAGCGTATTTTTTTTACAGGTGTCTAAGTTTTCCATCTGCTCCATTAATGTATTCATTCCTTGACGAATACGAGTTTGCACAGCAAGTCCTGACTCTGTAGAGGAGGTTGCTCTACCCATCATTGGATCAGTAGCACCACTAATTTCTTTTGCATCAAAATCGCTACGTTGTTCAAACGATGCAATAGTTGGTACAAGTTGTGTGTGCTGATTTGACCACTGAGTCATAAAATCAGAAATACGACCTTTATATCCAGGAATCCCTATCCATTCTCCATTTCCTGATGCTCGGTTCATTTCCTCTGCAGTTACTTTATTACCTGTAAAAATTCCTCCACCCTTTGGAGAACGATTAATAATATCTAAGGCTTGTGACCTACGCTTATTTTTTTCTCTTTGTGGGTCTTTTAAATTTTCAACCAATCCAAATGTATCTACTGTATGACCATAATCTTCAAATGTATAGAAAAATGGTATTAAAGGGAATTGATTATGTCGGTAAGGATTTGGTGTTTTTTCTTGTAATATTCTTGCTCCTGAAAATATAGTTACATATGTTTTCGGTACACTTTTTGCTACGACATTCAACTCAATAGGTTGTATTTCCATTTCAGGTCGCTCATTTAATGCTTTAATTGCCTGATTAGCTTGTCGCTTTGTTTGAAATCCCTCTTGAGAAAACCTCCCTGTTTGTGGATTGACTAAATAAAATTCTTTTTCGTATTCTCTTTCCCATAGCTCAATAATTCTTATCTTCTTTCGATGTGCATCCATATTATAGGCTTCCATACTTTTAAAGCCATAATTAGGATCTACATTTTTATATTTATCTCCTAACTGCATATTTGTTAGCGATTCTTCACCCATAAATGTTTCTTGAATATCTTCTGCTTTTTTCACATCTTTTAACGCATCGGGAAACATTGCTTTTGCTTTAGAGATAGATACAAGTTTAGTACGAGCTAATCTACCCCATTTAGAACAATCAGGAGTCGTAGCTTCAGGATCCATCAACACATTGGCCCAAGATTCTCTGCGTATTCCTATTTGACTATCAAAATACTCACCTGGCTCTACAGATATATCTACCCATCCACGACCTGTAATCACACCGTCCTTAAATACCCTACTAAATACATTTTGTAAGGATTGACTTTTATCTAAATGATACAATAATGAAGTAATTAATTTTGCTTCATTATCATCGTTCATTTCTACGGGCCTGGCACGGTACGATGTTCTACCCTGTCTTTCAATACCCGTAACCAAATTTACCTTTGGAAGGATAATATTAAGCTGAAGGGGAGGACGTCCCTCTGCTCTTAATTTGGATATATCCGAACTATCCCATTGTCCAGTTCCGTACCCACCCGTATAAAAATACATAGATTCTTTAGCAGCGCTCATAAATTGTTTATTACTGCTCTGCATTGCTTGAAATACTTCATGTAAATATGCTAAATTGCTCATATACCCATCCAACTTGTTTTACTTCGGAAAAAACTAGGCTTTCTATACCTATCTCTTCGTTTTGGTTTATTTGAGCCTTCTACAGCGTGAACAAGGTATCTAAGACAGTCCATTGCGTGATCATTTTTTTTCACAGGCTCCTCTGGTGCGCTTTTTTCACTGTGTCCATGTTTTAATTCTTTCCATTTATAATCCATAATTTCATCTAAAAGAAAACCCATATTCCTTACATCAAAGAACTTTAATTGACAGTGTCCATTCTTATCTGTAGTTAAATATCGAGCTACTCTATCAAACCCTGCTCGTTTATCATTATTGGCTCTCTCCCATTCAATCCCATATTCCTCCCATTCATCAGCAATAGAATAGCCATCTCTTTCGGTACGATTAATAGAAGGGTCGGCAATAAACTCATAGTCTATTCCTGTTTCTAATCTATCTTCTACCATTGGCACAATTTCATCAATTCTCATTTCATCACCATAAATAATATCATAGACAAATATATTCTTTTCATCATCTACCGCAGCAAAAAGTATGCTAGTCGGGTTTTTATACCCATAATCATATACTACATATCTATTCCACCATTTTGGCATATCAAATGGCTTAATGACATGCACTTTTTCATCAAACATAGGATATACTAATCCTGCGAAATCATCCCAACTACAATACACATAGCGATTGACCCACATAGGAGGCATAGAGAGAAGATGCTTAATGTAGTCTGCAGGGAGATGTGGGTTATCGCTATATACTCTTACTTCTGCATCCGTTTCTGGAGCAGGGACATTTGGTGTCCAAGTTCTTGTTTCAATTAATCTATAATCCCCTTTAGTTTTATTTTGCTTCTCTTTATGTTGTTTAAATTTTTTCCAGACCCAATCATGTCCTGCAGGGTTACAAGTATGAAAACTACATCTCATTACCCCTTTTTTACGCAATTGACCTGCCGCTGCTATAAAAGTACTCTCAGAAACCTCTTCTAATTGGTCAAATGCAAACCACCCTAGATTCATTGATTTAATGCGCTGTATCGAGTCCCTAGAGTCATCTAAGGCCATATAAACAATACGAGAACCATTCTTAAAGATGATTTCTCTATCTTGAGACCTGTGCTTGGAAACAAAACCACCTGCTAAGTCCAGGAGTTGAATTAGTGTTGATTTCTTGAACGCATCTAATACTTTACGTCCCATTAGTCCTAAGTTATTCTCATACGCTGCACTTTGTTGGATCGCTTCCATGCACATGGCCTCAGTTTTTCCCGTACCAAGACTACCTGCCAACAAATGATGCTTACTCCATCCAGTATATAAATGATACTCTTGTTGGTGTGGCAAGGGGTCAGTAGGTGTACCGTCAGGATATTTATAGGTTATTAAGATATCGTCGTTCACGCTATGTTCCTATACAGTTCTTCCCAAGCTATTGGCAAACTACCGTCCGTCTCTAGCTGAAATATTTTAATTGCTACATCCGTTATTTCTTTAGATTCTACTTTATCTAATCCGTATAACTCCCCTAATATGTTAAGTAAGAAGTCTCTAGGTGATAAATATTGTATATCACCTTTATCATTTACAGCGTATGGATAATATTTCATTTCATATTTTTAATCATTTTAGCACGGTCTTTTGGAGTAATTCCTGCAACCATCACATTTACTTGTGTATTATTAGCATTGGTTCTATCTCTATACTTTTGAGGATCTAATGCTTTGAGTTGAAAGATGCGTTCTGCAGTATTTTTACCCTCTGATGCTTGTTCGTAGGATAGTTTTTCTAAACCATCCAGTCTTTCTTGGTTAAAAGATTTACGCAGTACATCTACAGCTTGAGCAAAAAGGGGGTCGTTCTTCATCGCATATTGAATGCTCCCATAATAAAACCCCATCTTATTAGCTGCTATAGAAGGAAACCCGTGACAATCAACCATTGTTTTTAAAAACGCATCTTTTTTATCATCGGTAAAACGAATTTGTTTACCTGTGTCAATCTGTAGGGTGTTTAAGAAATTGGCATAATATTCGTTGTCGTGCAGGTTTTTGACTGCTTTTTTGACAGCCGACTTCTCCATTTCTTTCGTAGATTTTTTACGGTGTGCATCTTTCAAATCGGTTGGAAATTATGTAATGATGTATATTAAATGAAAGTATTAATTCTTGTTATTGCGGAATTTAAGGCAGGTGATGTTTTGCTGAGAAAAATGTACGGGTAGTAACATATATGCCCCTCGTCCTCAGCGTCGCAAGGTATGGGGGGGGGTGCGTATATAATAGAATGAGCCGTCCCTACCTCGAAACACATTATAATTAATTAAAGCAATTCCCCTTCTGCCGTCCCTTTTAACTTCAATTATAGCTGCACTTATCCTAGATCACATCAATTAATACTTTATTATACTTGCGCCCCTTGTATGAGACTATCAATATATATAATTAAAAGTATTTTATTGTTACAGCTTGTTTTGTGTGTAAGTTCTATTGCCAACAATGGCAAAAAAATAATCACATAATAAAAAGTCTGAGGAGGCTATATGAAAACATACATGAATACAAACGGCGTTAGTAATTGTCAAACTAACGGAGAAGAGCGTTTTGAATACTTTACAAGTGGAAGAGGTCGCAAGGCTAAACAAAAAGTTCAATACGATTTTAGAGACTATAACGGAGAGTTATTCTCATGTATTGCCAATACTTTAGAAGAGGCAAGACAAAAAAGAGATAATTATTTTAATAAAAAATCATAACGCTTGAGGAGGCAATATGAAATACTCAATAAAAAAAGTTATTCGCTTACTAAAAGAGATAGAATCTCTTATAGAATCTGATATATTCTATAATTTAGAGTGGGAAGAATATGACGATGAACAACTAAAAATAGAGGGCATAGCATCACAAGAGGAATTACTAACTGCTTTAGATGAAGCAATGACGCATTTAAATGATATAGCGCCTTATGAAAACGAAACTCTTTTTAAAGGGGGAAAGTAGGATGAGGGATATACAAAACATATCAAAAGAAGTCGAAGAGTTAGGTTTTATAGAATCTACAAGTTCTAACGACTTAGGAATTAATTTCGTACTAATAGAAAATAATTGCGATGATTACAATGAAATCAAAGTACACCTTGCAAACTCTTTAACTGATGATGAAGAGAACGAAAAATTTGACTATCATTGTATTACTTACGGACAAGACTTATTAATTAATTATTGTTTGGATAATGATGAATTATTAAGCATTCTAAAAAGCAATAGAGATTTATTAGTAGACTTACAATTAACCAATAAAAAAGACTTATTAATAAAATTACCAAAGTCATCAAAAGGCTTTGGTTTATCTTATGATGTTTCAGACGATTGGAGTAAACCAAACATTGAGACAGAATATTTTAAATCTGAAAATCAAAGAAATCAATATTTTGATTCTTTAGAGAGAGTAAAATACTTCAAATTCAAAGGAGAAAAATAGAAATGCGTAAACCTACAATATATGAAATAAAGAGATTAACCAAAGAAAAAGCACCTTATTTTTTCAGTAAAGACACTATGCAATTTTTTAATCAAACATTAAAAGATTTCAAAGTAGAGAGTATGAAAGATGGCAGATTTAAAATATCTGCTGATAGTTTCGGAGATAATGAAACAATAAGATTCTTTAACCCAAAAACAAACGATTTAGAAATAAAATAGAGGAGATTAATAACAATGAAAAATATAATCACATTAAAAACTAATGATTCAGTCTTTGAATATTCAGAAAATCCAAAGGAACTAAAAAACCTATTAAATGAAATTGAATTTCAAGCTATTGAAATTGGTTTAGGTAGCTTGGATAATCCAAAGCCTACAAATAGACATAAACTAGGAATGCAATATAAAATCATTATGAAGAGGAATGGCAAGGAAATAGATTTTAATTTTACAGAGTCTATTTATTCCACTTGGGGAAATGGTCGAACATTTCAGAGTAAGGAGAATTATTTTATGATTCAGAGACCTATTTATCAAGTTAGGGATCTTTTATATAGCGTTCTAGCGTGTTCTAGAATGGATTACTATATAGAAACAGACTTTGACTCATTTTGTGATGAGTTCGGTTATGATAAATATGATGAAACAAGAATAAAATGGAATACAAAAACAAAGGAATTGCATTATAAATGTATCAAACAATCACTACTATTAAAAGAAATATTCTCAGAAGATGAGATTGAATATTTACCAAACTAAAGGAGCGTAAACAATGAAAACATTTAAACAATCAAAAAACTAACAGAGGAGGCTCAATAATGTACCTAGAAATCATTTTGATCAGTGGACTTATAATAAGTTTGCAGCAATTGAGAATCATCCATTTAAAAGAAGATTTATATCAATGGAAAGAAACATGTTTATTAAATCAAAGAGAGAGGAAAGTAAAATGAAATTAAATTCTACAGAAATGCTAAAAGAACATTTTAAAGATGCAAAAGACTATTTGAATCCAAATACTAAAATAGATATGGAGAGACTTGGTTTTTATGATTCAACATGGTATCAAGAGTTCACACCCTCTTATTTATTATGTGATGATAAAGCCAATGTGCAAATAAAAGTTTGGTTCCCTAATTCATTAAAGATTGATGACGAAATGAATTTTACCTACTATTCAACAACATATGTCAATGAATATAAAAAGATTTGGGACGATGAAATATTTACAAGTAAAGAACTATCTGAGATACTTGGTTTTATCAAATCAAACATTGAATTATTTAATCAATTAATAAAAAACGAGGTATAACAAATGCAAGTAAAAGAATATTATAAAATAAAATATGATTTCGTAGTAGCTACCTTATTGGATACTATAGAAAAAGCATATTGGTATCCAATAGGTGCAGAATATGGAGATATAATTTGTGTACAAGATGATGAAATATTTTTGAAAAAACAAGAATATAAAAAACTTGGTTTGAAAGAGTGGATTAAAATACAATTTGAACCACCTACACAAAAGAAATTCTTGGAAAAAAATCTTACAAATGATTTTTATAAGTTTCCAAAGGATTGTTTAGAAAAAGTAATTGAAACTATGTTTTCAAAAGTATGTAAAGCACTGAAAGGAAAGTAAAATGCTAACACCCGAAACAACAGATAAAAAACCAAATGAATGTTGTATAAAAGATGATATGCACCTAGAGTATAGTTATGGAGATGGTGTAGAGTGGGAAGTATGGGATTGTATTTATTGTCATCAAAGTTATTATGTTGAAATAGAAATAGTTAGAGATTTTAAAAATATGGAAAGAGT